AAACAATTTTTTATCATACATAAGTGCTAATTTTTCTACTAATCCTAACGGTGCCTTACCTAATCTAGCAGCTGCTCCCCTCATTACAGGTTCAAATACTAAATTTGATAATCTGGAAGTAGTATTACCTTTTAATTGATATTTCGCTACTTCTTTATTATCTCTATCCCAAAGGACAATGTTTGAATCTTTTGTTAGAAAGGATGTTTTTCTAGGATTTAAATCTAATTTTAATACAACCTGACCTAATTTAAAATTATATTCACCTTCTTTAGTTTCTATTTTATCAAAAAACTTTTCATCAACATTTACTTCTTCATATTTAGCTTGAGCGCCAGTAATAAGTTTTAATGATATACCTACAACCTCACGTTTTTTAAACATACTTCTCATTATAGCATTTAATTCTCTTATAGTTTGAGTACCACTAGCACCATCTAATTCTTTTTGTATTTTTTTTCTAAAGACATCCTTTTGTTTTATCAACCAAATATCTGCTGGATTCCAAGCATCCTTTTTTGGTATATTAAATTTAGTTTTAATTAAATCATTAATAAATTGCATAAACCCACCATCACGGTTGAAAACTGTAAATTTAGAATCAGAAAATTCATCAAGCATTTTCTTTTGTTGTAAGTAAAAAGTAGTTAACCATTTACCTTCAGGTGTTTTTGGATTTAATGTTTCAAAATGAAATAATTTTTTAGAATTTAAAGTAAAAATTTTTTCTAAGCCATCTTTAGTAACTTTATCTTCAATAATATCTTCAGCCTTTTTAAATTTCTTATTATCTTTAAACGCTCTTTGTAAAATAAATGCAGTTCCTCGCTCCTGCATTTTTGTAAATACAGCTTCTGATACTGATATGTTATTTATTTTTGCCATACTACTATTTATTAGTAGTATCTTTAGGTTTAATAGAATTTCTGCTTACTTGTTTAGTCCAATATTCTGCACAATGTATATTTGAAGAAACGCAATATCTTTTTCCTTCAAATTTTTTCTTTTTAACACCGTGTTTTATCCAACCTGGAAACATTAATAAAAGACCGTGTTCAGGTCTTCTTTCAATATTTAAGTCAGGAAAGGAAACACCAGGAAAATCTTGTAATGGATTAATATAATATACACAACCAAAAACAGCAGGCCAATGGTCGTGGATTATAGTATAATCTTCACTAACATATTTCATACCCCATAAATCATTAATCATAGGTACCAAACTCACATTGTATTTTTGTTTTGCAACTGTCTTACTCATATCTAAAATAATATTTGCAAGCTGTTTAAAGCCAGGTCTATCAACCATTGACCATTGTGTCATTTGAGCTTTAACATTAGTTTTATGATTTTGTTTATCCCCTTGTTTATCAATCTCTTTAATAATTTTGTTATTCATTTTTTCATCATCAAGCTTTTGCTCAAATAGAGTAACATTTAAATTATTAGTAGGGAATGTTTTTTCTAATATCATCTGTTTATTGAAATATAATCTGATTTACCTTTATCTTTTTTTCTTTCATCTATTGGACGAACATCAAAAAATTTAGGAAATCCAAATCTACCAAATGTCTTATTTTGATTTTGAAACTTAACTACTTTTTTTGCGTCTTCTTCAAAAAAACTTTCTTTCAAAACTAACTTACTTGGCATTTCTACAGCACGCCACAATATCTTTTTACCTTTTTTAACCATTTCAGTTTTATAATAGATAGTAGGTTGTCTTTTTCTTATTGGGTTTTTCTTCATACTTTGAATCCTGAAAATTTATCATAAGCGTCAGCAGGTTGTGGGCCTGAAGGACTATCTAATTTATCTTTTGTTTCTTGGTTACTATCTACAATTTTTTGAGCAGTTTGTTCTACATCATATAATCTCATTTTTGCTCTATCAACACCAATAATAAATGCTCTATTTATTGCTGGATCATTATATCTATTTTTTAATTGTTTAATTTTCATTTGATTTAATGCTTCTAACTCATCATTAGTAATTAAAGCAAACATAAAATCAGCTGTTGCAGGTAAACCAAAACTTTCTGCTGTATCTTCTAACCCAACATCGGAAGACATAAATCCAGTTCTGGTTGTTTGAGTCGCTGTCATTATAGGTACATTATATCTTACTGCTAAACCTCTTAATTCTTCAGCAATTGCTTTAACATAAAAATAAGATGATATATTACCACCCTTAAATCTACTTGAAGCACATATATTTAAATAATCAATAAACACTACATCTGGTTTAAAACTTTTCTTTAATGCTAATTCATCCAACAATGATTTAAAATGTCCACTATGAGCAGCCGCTGTAGGATATTCTTTTATAATTAATTGACCTTCAACACCTTTTTTTAATTTTTGAATTTTATTATCATAATAATTTTTAGGCATTTCATACAATTCATCAATGGTTACATCTAAAAGATTAGCGTCAATTCTTTCAGCAATTCTTTCTTCAGCCATTTCTAAAGTAATGTATAAAACATTTCTGCCTTGCGTTAGCATAGAAGACGCAACATGGCACATAAACAAAGACTTACCTACACCTGTTCCTGCTAATGCAACATTTAAAGTTTTAGGAGGAAGACCACCTTTTGTAATTCTATTGAAATAATTTAAATCAAATTTTAATCGTTCTTCTACTCTATGATAATATTCGTATCGGTCTTCGGTTTGTTTAAAATAATCGTGTCCAATATGTTCATCAAAACTTACAGCAAGAGCCTCACTCAATATACTTGGTATTGCTTCTGGAGTTAATTTCTTATCTTTACCATCAAGTATTTTAATACCTGAAAGTATAGCATTATGTACTGCTCGTTCTTTACAAAATTTTTCTGTTGTATCTAATAACCATTGTTGGTCTACTGACGGTACAGTTATACCTTCTTTTAAACTATCTAATAATTTGTTAGTTAAATTAAATTCGTCTTCTGTAATATTTTTTAAATTACCTATTTCTATATTCAAAGCTTCTTTGTTAGGAAGATTATTATATTTTACTACAAAATCATTTATAAGATTAAAAAGAATTATCTCATCTCTATTTTTAAAAAAATCTACTTTTAAAAAAGGTAAGACTTTACGTGTAAATTCTTCATTATGAATTAAATTCCTTAATATTGTTATTTCAAATTGTTCAGCCATAATTAGTCTTTGATATTAAGTTTGCCTTCCTTTAATTGTAGTTCTACAACCTCCACTAAAATATCACCTATTAAATTTTTAAATTCCTGACCATCAGTATCTTTATTTTCATAATTTCTTTGTATTTTATAATCAAATTTTAATGGAATTTTACCTTGTTCATTTTCTTTTTCAGCAAACTTAACATGGCCATATGTAAATATGACATCTTTAAATTCACCTTCAGTTATTTTAATACAAGAAAAATCATCAATACCTCTTTGGACAAAGACGTATTTTTTATTCACCGCCATAAAGGAATTCTTTTTTGGCAGCCTGGTCAATCTTATTGAGAATATCTTTAGTAAAGAATTTATCAGGTTCATTATTAATTGTTTTAGCATATTGTTTTGTTCCGTCTGGTAATTCTATTCTCGTTGATACTGCTTTAAATAAATTATGTTTAAGTGCAATATCTAATAATCCATAATATCTTTCTAAACCTTTATCGTAAGTTAATCTTACATCTACTTTAGCATTTTCTTTTGTTAATCTACTTTTATAATTTAAACAATGAATAATTTGACCAATAACTTCTTTACCTTCTTTTTCTTTTCGTCTGGAAAGATATATTATATTACTAGCAGCATATTTTAATCCACTTCCACCACCCATTTCTTTTTGTGGGAACATTGACCCGATAACATCATAAGTATGGTTAGTCATTATCATTGGTACTTTTGCTTTGCCTAATTTTAATGTTAAAACTCTAAATGCAGCCTTGACAATTTGAGACCTTGTCATATCTCTGGTTTCTTTTCCTTCGGCTGTATCTGTCATTTCTTTTGTAGTAGATAACATACCTAAACTATCTAATACAAACATAATAGGTTGTTTTGTCTTTTCATCCTGTTCAATATATTTGTCTAATACTCTTATTGCTTGGTATCTAAATTCTTGTACGGTTGATACTGGTACTATAACCATTCTTTTACTATCAACACCTCTACTCTCAACTAAATCTCTTGTTAAAGCACTTTCAGATTCAAAGAACACTACACCACCGTTCTTATGTTTATCTAAAAAATATTTAGCTATTCCTAATGCAAAGAAAGTTTTACCTGTTGCAGCTTCTCCTGCGATTGCAGTAATTTTGTTTGAAGGAAGACCTCCAAAAATTGAACCTGATAATAAACCATTTAAAGCATAAGAGCCTGTATCAATAAAACTATTAACATCTCCTGCTTCAACACCTTCACTTACTAGTGAAGCATATTCATTTCCTGTTTCTTTAATAATTTCTTTTAGAAAATCGCTCATACTGTTCAATATCCTTATCTGTATAACTTATAACGTACCATTTTATATTGTTATTATAACATTGTTCTCTTACAAAGTCAAGGTCTTCAGGAGAAAAATCCAATGATATATAATTGTTATATCTTTTATATAATGTTATCCTCATTGTAATTTCTTGCTCTCAATACAACTGGTCTTCCTTTTGGAATATTAGGCAACTGTTTAGGTGTATTAGGATCTCGCTCCCATTCAAATCTGAATTTTTCATTTTGTGGTACCCATCCTTTAAAGGGTATTTCTAAATCTTTGTCAGTTATATTAACCCATATTTCCTTAAATAAATTTTCGCTCTCCACAGGTCCATGAATATCAAAGACTCTTCCTTTAACTTTTGCTAGCCTATGTTTAAGTGCTTCTTTGTTATATTCTAAAACTCTTTGGTAATCCCAATACTCTTTTAAATCTTTATATTGCTCTTTAGTAATCATTAATGCTTGACTGGACATTTTTTCACCTCTGCTTGATGTAACTTATATCCTCCTGTAAATTTAGTTCTGACATTCATATATCCTTCATTTGCCCACTTTGTATTTTCAGGCGTAGGGCCTTGTATGTCATATGTATATTTATTTCTTTCATAAGGTACATACATCGCTAAAGGTGTACCTTTTTTAATTCTAAATGTACCAAACCTTTTCATAAGCACTTGTTGATTAATTTCGTGGTGTATATCTGACCATATAATACCAGGTAAAACTTCAAACACAGTATTATAATGATAATACATTGGTAACTGCCATACTGACCAACCTGGTGGTGTCTTTAAACGCCATGGACACGTAGGTTTTAATACCATACTTGAATTATCTTTTACGTGCTGTGGAGCAAAATTTCTAAACTGCTCATCAGCATGGCTTGAAAAGTTAAATTGTGGCTCTGGAGATTGCCATTTAAATTTATTGTGTTCTATTTCTAGGTGTAAATCACACCATAAAGGTACTACAAATCCTTGAGATAAATATTCAGGCATAGATGGACAATTTTTTACTGTTCCTTTATTCATAGGATCGTCTTTAAATCCATCAAGCATCCTATCAACTCGTTTCCACCAATCTGGAATAACTTCTTTTGCAGGTAATACTGGCACAACTTTTTCTAAACCATCTATAACTGACCACCAATGAATTTTAGGTTTTTCTGGTTGTTTCCAAATTGTAAATATTTTTTTTATCTTTTCTATCATATAGGTAATGCAGCCTTTCTAGCGTATCTGAAATAATCAATAGTAGCTAAACTATTACTAACAGTTAGATTAGGATTATTTACTGCTATTGTAGTAAATGTTGGATGTTTTGAAAAACACCATATATTTTCAATATAAAATCTATTCATAAACTCTGCTTTTTCTTCCTCGTTTTTAAATAACTTATCACTTTTAGGTCGTTGCATAATTCTCATTCCAATTTGACCTACAAATTTTCCTGGAAATTTTTTTAATACCAAACTATCAACTAATTCATCACAACTTTTATATCTTTTACCTTTTACAGTAGGATCCATTATGTTAATAAACATATGTCCGCTATCAGATAAACTTTCATAACTATGTTGTGATACTGGTAAAAAGAAATTATCTCTCCATAATTCATATTCATTAAATTTTTTCCAAGATTGGTCTTCTTCGTATTCACCACCTTCATTATATTGCTCTGTTGCAAAATATGGTGGACTTGTAAAAGCACAATCAACATTTTTTATTTGATCCCAAGGTAAATCTTCTGCACCACATCTAAAAATTCTTATGTGTTTTTTTCCTAAACACTCAAAATAATTTATACCATCAGCATTTTTTAATTCTCTTATAACTGGATCCTTATTACCTAATAATAATTCATATTCAGATACTTGGTCCATATATGTTTCATATACATTAGGGTTTGGATCACAACCAATATATTCACAAGCATTACTAGCATAAAAACCTGCAAGTCTATCGCCCCAACCACAACTTGTATCTAACACTCTTCCTGCATTAGTCATTTCATAAACAGCCTTTGCTACAATAGGTTTAAATTGTGTTGCAATATAAGTTTGTAATCTAAAAGCAGATAGATAACTTGCACCATCTAATTTACCACCTCTTAATTCTTCTTTACCTTCAACCATAACTGGTTTCATTCCATTAATACCACGCCACATTGGACCTAAACATCTCCATATATCTTTTGCTGACCCATTATACCATACATCTAAAGGAGACCTGAAACTATAACTTGAACAATTTAATCTAGTTTTTTGATGAAAATGATTTGATACATCATTGTAAGTAGATGGTGCGTCAATAATACCTAAACCATATTCTTTAAAATTATATTTGTAATCATCATATTTTTCTTTTACATTTTTAAAAACTTGTTCGTTTGGTTTACAATATTCCCATATGTCTTGTTTTTTTAATCCTTTAAATGCTTGTTTCATCATCTCCTCTGAAATAGATTTTAAAGGAAATGTTGGTCTAACTCTAGCAATATATTCTGCTAACTCTTCCCTAAATTTTTCTTTACCTTCGTCATTTGTAATTCTCTCAAAGGTCTGTTGATCCATTATAGGCAATTTATCTTTGTTAGCATATTTTTCAAACACTAAACGCCATTTATGTGTTGGTGGATTTTTATACATATCGTCAAACATTACCAAGTCCTCTTCCTAGTATCTTCTATATCTTTAAAATTACAACTTACTGATATTCTTTCTGTTTTAGATGTAAAAGGATAAACTTGATGAGTTAATTTCGCTGGAAAAAAATATACATCTTTTTCTTTAGGTGTGTAAGTAATACCTGATTTACTAAATGGCATATGACTACCGTAACTAAATTCTATTTTTCCTGCTGTTGGTGTATTACTTTTTTTTGAAAGTTCAGTTCCTTTAACAGGATCATTTTCTTCTCTTATTTCTTTTGGTACTTTTAAATACATAACACACGATATTAAACCTAGGTGATTATGTATAGGATTCCATTCACCTTGTTTCATATAATTTATCCAGAGTGGATGCACTAGTTTTATATCCTCTACTTCCAATATATTTGGTTTATCTGAAAATGGATCTTTACTACCTCTAGGCATAACAAGTTTAGTATATTGGGATGCTAACCATTTTAATTCTTCACTTACAATTTCTAATTGTTTTTTTGAAAATTCTAAATGTAAATCTTTTCCATCATCAAAGCTATAACCATATTCTTCAGAAAGATTACCAGCAAGTTTTTTTCTACTATCTAATTTTTGTTTTTTTAATTTATCTTTACGTATTCTATTACCTACAGATAAAAATATATCACATAATTCATCTGATATTGTAGTTTGAAGAATTGATGGACCAAAAGGTCTTTTCCAATTAAAATTTCTTCCTACTGTACTCATATTATTTGACCTACTATTTTATTCATTGTTCCATTTCACTAATATCAATACTATTTATGGCTTCTTTATAACACAATTAGATATATTATTATAACATAAGTTATAGATAAAGTCAATTCCATTTGTTCACCTCATTTCCCCATACATCCCAACTAGGAAAAGTAGTTCTAGCAAACAATTCTATTCTAGGTAAATCACCACATAACTCTATAATACGATTTCTTATTATATCAGGTTTTCTACTATGCTCCCGTCTTTCACTTACAACTAATCTATCAACATTACCACTAACTCTTTTAGGTTTACCTTTTGTTGCTAATATACATATCTCTGGATTTGCTCTAGTCCAATAACCTGGACCTTTAACATAATAATTCTTAATTCTATTCTTGTTAGTTTTTATCCAATAAAAGGCAACGGTCTTATATTCAAAACCCCAATCTTTAACAATAGGTATTTGTTTATGTAATAGTGGATCAGTACACCACATAAACAATATACAATCTTTATCTGCTATATCTTTTATAGGTAAATTAGCAATATCTTTCATTGACATTGTTTTATAATGATTCTCTGGATTTGTTTGTGCGTTTTTATTATTCCAATTCTGAAAATGCCAAGGCGGATCTGCATAAATTATATTATATTTCTTCTTAATTTCCATAACTCATCCATAAAAATTTTATTATTAATAACAATATACAAAATTGTATAAAAGTTATATTACTCATAGCAAAAAAAGCACCTAACATCACAGCAGAAAACATTATTAAATCCATCATCCAAAAAAGCTCTCCAATGTTGCTTCTCTTTCTAATTTCCAACCAATAGATTCTAAAATAAATCTCAATGGGTCTGTAAATGTTTTTGTAAATTGTGTTTCATAATCTACAAACCTATGTATATTAAATTCTTCTGGTATTCTTGTAGAAAATGCTACCACTTGGTCTTTAAATGTATTTGGTAATTTTAACATTAAAAATTTAATTTTATCACCTTCTTTAATGACAGGATATTTATATTCTAATTTTTGTTTATGTAAATAGTGATTATAAATTAAAGAACCTTTAACGTGTATTGGTGTTGATTTTTTATAAATGTTAGAATTATCAGTATATCTTAAAAGATTATTACAAGTCCTAGGAAAAGCAACTTCTTCTGGTGTCATATTTACAAATTCTTTTTTAAAATCATTTACAAATTTAATCAAATCATTTTCAGTTTGATTCATTATAACACTTATGGCTTCTTTAATTTTACCTCTACAAACTTCTGGTGTAGATGATTTAATTGCTTCAACACCCATTATTTTTAATTTAGGTTCTGAATATCTAACACCCTCCTCATCAAACAAATTAAGTATATACCTCTTCTTAGCGACCCATATACCCTTGTTTGCTATTATCTCTCGTTTCATTATCATCTTCTGGTCATATGCGTTTATATACTCTGCTAGGCGTTTAAAACTATCATCTATGACCTTTTGTATCTTTTGTTTAGATACTTTGTTTAAAAAATCTGTAATCTGTTGAATAGATTTATCTTTACAAACCTTATCAACTAAAGAAGCCATTTCAACATAAATTGAATCAGTATCAGAAGCAACTACATAATTTTTATTTTCACTTCCTAATACTTTATTCATAAATTTATTAACATCATTTTCAACCCAACGAATTGATAATTGTCCACCTAAAGTAATTGCCTCTGCTTGTCTAACATCAAAATATCTAAAATACTGATTGCCGATAGCACCATAAGCACTATTCAATGCAATCTTTTTAGCCATTTGAATATTATGACAACGACTTATCTCATTTTTATAAATGACATCTTTGGTTTTATTAAATTCCTTTTTCGCTTTTATAGCTAAGTCTTTAAACACTACTCGCTCACTATACATCTTCTCCATTAACTCTGGAAAAAAACCTTGCTTATCTCTTTTAAATAAAGCACCATTTGGTGCCACAGTTACATTTTTATCTTTTGCCCATTTTAAATCTAACTGTTCAGATAATAAATTAGTTACATTTACTCCATCAGGTTCCATACCTACAAATGTTTCAGGTGAAATATTATATTGCATAATTAAATGTGGATATAAACTATTTAAATCAAATGAAACAATCCATTTATGTAATCCTAATTGTGGATCCTTAACATATGCACCTTCATATTTTGTATTCTTTTCGTGGTCTACTCTAGGTGGAATAACAATATCTTTTTTTCTTAAATGATTATAAATTAAAGTATCCCAACATCTTACTTGGGAATATACATCTATATAATTTACTTTATAATCATAAGCCATAGTTAAACATAATTCAATAAGTTTCATTTTATCTTCCAACCTATCAACTAATTCTACATCTTGGATATTATATTCAACAAATCTTTGATAATCTTTTGTATAAAAATCCTTAAATGTTTCATATGGATTTTCAATTTTTTGCTCACCTATTTCTACTTTAGCAATATAATTTAAGCGATAACTTTCTTGTCTTACATAGGTAAATTTTTTATATAAATCAAAATAATCTAATACAGATATACCAAGTAAATTCCAATACTGTTGATTTTTTTGTCCAAATTGTATTCGTTCTGCATTAACATAATTCCAAGGACTCATTTTATTAATCGTATCATTATCAAACATAAATCTCATACGATTCATAAGATAAGGTATATCAAAAAACTTAACATTCCAACCTGTAATTACATCTGGATGATTTTTACACCAAAATTTTAAAAATTCTAATAATAAATGCTTCTCATTTTGACATTTAATATAAGTTATATTCGCTTTTTTAGCAATAAAATCTCCTATGCCCCAAGTTATAATCTGCTTATTACTATGATTCTTAACTGTTATACAAATTATTTTTTCTTTAGCTGTATCAACATCTGGGAAACCATACTCACACTCACACTCTATATCAAGTGTAAATATTTTAATAAAATCTTTTGACCATTTAATATCTTCTCCATACTCATCAGCAATATACTGATAAGGATAACGATTCATACCATAAATTTTATATTCAGCTATATCTTTATACTGGTCTATAAAATATTTCGCTTGAGATATACTCCCAAAATTTTTAGGCATTACGCCTATGCCGTCTAGTGTCTGATAATTTGTTTTATGTTGTGTTGGAATATATAAGGTAGGTTTATAATTAATTCTGCTGAGATAAGGTTTGCTATTTGCAACTCCTCTTATTAAAAGTTTATTTTTGTATTCAATAACATTTGTATAAAAATTCATAATATATTATAATATAATTATTTATCGTAAGGTATATGCACAGTTAATCCATCCATTGATTCATCTAAAATAATCTGACAAGACAATCTACTATTATCATTTGCCTTATGTTCGTAATCTAATAAAGCTTGTTCAGCACTTCCTTCTGGCTGTTTACCAACTTTATCAATCCATTTATCATCTACAATTACATGGCACGTAGCACACGCACAAGCACCACCACACTCAGCGTCTATAGTTTCTATATAACCATTTTTAGAATAATACTTGGTTGCTTCCATTAAAGTATTATAGGTAGGCACCTCTATTGTTTCAATTGTTCCATCTGTTAAAACAAAATTAACTTTAATTTCCTTCATTGAATAGATATTTATGAAGCTACTGCTCATCACCAAAAAGATTTGATTCAAATCAATACTTTTAATTACGAAATAATTTTACTTTTTGGTGTCAATATAACACTTGTTTGTTTTTCGTATGTATCCTCTAAATGAGTTTCTGGTGTTGTTTCAGTAATTATATTAATATTTTTAATTTTAATTACTTCATCTTTCGTATATGGTATGTATGGATGAAAACCTATTTGCATAGGTTGTCCTGGTTTACCTTGCATTGGAATTAATACAAAAGGTTTTTGGATTTTTGTATAACCTTCACTTGTAGGCTGTAATTGTTTTTCAGGATTACTTTCCACTTCTTCAAAAACTTTGCCAATAATATCCTCACCTGTAGTGAGTCTCCATAATCTAATCATAATATATCCTTATTCTGTTGTCATTGAAACAGGTTTTATTTCATCTTCTTTAGGTTCTGTATCTGAAGGTCTTGTATCTTCTTCAGCATATGTTGGTTTAACTTCTTCTTCTTTTGTTGGTTTAACTTCTTCTTCTTTTACTATTTTTTTACCAATATTATATTTCGCTTGTAAGTTCCAATCACCTTTTTCTTTAAATGCAATTATCTTAATTTGTGATAACGGCGATTTATCTTCAGCTGATTCTTGTTTAACAATTGATAATAAACTCCAATCTTGCAATAAGCAAGCAATTGTATTTCTACGCTGTATATCGTTGTGGATTAATGTTGCTTTCTTACCATCTAAAGCAAACAATTCTTTGAAGTGTACTATATAATATTTACCTTGTTTATGTAGTATATGGCAAGATTGAAATAATGTTTTATCTTTTCTACTTGCAACACCCATTCGGGACAAAGTTTCCCTAATCTTTAAAAAGTCATCTGGTTGCTTAAGAGTTATCTCTAACATACTTTCAGGTGACCAATTAATTTCTTCACTCATCTTTTTCTCCCACCTTTATCAAGTTTAGACTTAATAAAGTCAATTTGTTTTTTATTAAGTATGTCAAGAGCTATTTTAGCTTTCTCATTACTATACCCATAATATTCTTTTACATACTCTAAATTTTTTGACTTAGCAGTAGTTGTCCACCGCCCACCAAATCGTTTTCGTTTTCTTATACTATTTAGAAGAAAATGAAACTGTAGCCGTTTGGTGAGGCCGTGTCTTTGATTCATTTCATTTGCCATCATTATACTATCCAAATGTTGAGAGCAACATCTATTAATAACATAAGGTGGATATTTTTTTTCCCAAGTAATATCATCACCATCTAAAAGGTTAATTTTAGTATAGTTTATAGCATTTAAATAATCTGATAATTTATATTCTATCATTTAATTGTTAAACCATTGCATATAAACCAAATACGGTACTAATATCGGCCAAACTATATGTTCAACAATTTCGTATAGCACAGCGAGTGTTAATAGTATTGCCCAAAATTTAGAAGTCTTTGCTTTTTTAGAAAGAAATCCAAATATCTTGGAGTGCCATACTCCTATTTTTTGTATTAGATTGTTCATTTTTCTCCTTTATTTAAATTTACAATTCGCCATTACTTCTGTTAAACAAGCAACCATATTTATTTCGTGGTCGGCAACAAAAGCAGATTTATATTGATAATCAGCAATTGTTAAAACTGCCATTGGAACAGATTTAGGATCCAAATGCTTGTAAAGTATATCATAGATATTACTGAATAAAGAAGCAGGGTCTTTATCTAAATTTTGCACAACCCACTTTCTCATATCACCAAATCTTTTTTCTTTTAATAATTTAATTAATTCTTTATTATTAATATCAGATAATGATATTAAAATTCCACTATCTATTTTACCTCTTATAGAATATCTTTGTAATTCATTTATGGTTCTTCTGAAATCTGGATAATGTCTTTGTATTAACTCAGCAAGAACTTTTTTATCAAAGGTAATATGTTCTTCTTGTAATATGTCAGAAAGTCTATCTAGGAACGCAGTAGCCGTCCGTACCTTCTGACCATTCATTATTCTAAAGTCTATTACAGTACAGCGACTATGCAAAGCAGGGATAATCTTATTCTTAAAATTACAAGTAAATATAAATCTACAATTTTTATAAAATGTTTCTATGAAATTTCTTAATGCAGGTTGGACAGATTCAGGATTCATATAATCTGCTTCATCTATAATTACTACTTTATGATTTGAAGTAGCAACTAAAGATATTGAGGACGCAAAGTTTTTAATTTGTGTTCTTAATGTATCAATGTGCCGACCTTCATCGGAACCATTAATCATTATATAATCACAACCTATTTCTTCACATAAGGCACGAGCAACGGTAGTCTTACCTGTACCTGCAGTACCAGATAATAATAGATTTGGTAATTCTTTTTTATTTAAAAATTCTGAAAATGTACTTTTTAAATCACTACTTAATATACAATCCGAAATAGTTTTCGGCCTATATCGTTCAACCCAAAGAAA